AGTTTTACATTCTAAGGCATCAATATACCTCATCCCATGAAACTTCTGCGAAAACTCTTTTACAGCTTCGCTCATATTCCAATGCGGGGGTTTGATTATATCCGTAATTTCCCGTCGATACTTTCCTTTCCCGCCAAACTTTAACCACGGAAACAATCTAGCGGGGATTAAGGAAATATGCCCATCTTTGGAAATATACACATTATCGGTTTCTACTATGGTTCGGCCAATATCAGGTTCTTGCCAAGGATAAATGGTATCCGTTAAAACGCAGCGCTTTTCTTTAAAATCATAAACTTTTATCAATTGATTAACGGCTTGCCACCCATCAAATGACGAAGATTTTACCCGCCCTCGAACAAACCCAGCGGGAATATCGTCGCCGTCAATGATAACGCGCTGTTCATTTGTATCAGGATTGTACACCCATTGTTTGTATCCGATTGGCTTACCTTTTCCGCACTCTGGCGCAGCATTGATAAAATCGTCCGTTGGCTTATGTACTACAAATACATGTTCGCCAGTATGAACATTATACCAATGACGCCGGGATTCTTGTAATTTCTGAAAACTTGGCGCAATGCTTTGATACAACACTGTCTTGGTATAACCACATCTCGCTGCTGTTATTTGTAGTGCCATCAACATGCTATCTTGAAGGGATAATTTGTATAACAAATAATGAAGCAAATAATGAGCCCGTTTAGATACTTTCACAATATTCGTAGGGCAATCCTTGTATGATGGAAAAAGCGACTTGGGTAAGATGTGATGCAATTCAACATCTTCGTCTCCCCAATCAATCGTGCGTGCCCATGAAACTATTTTCACATATCGACGAAAATATCTATCGTCCACGGCAAAATCACACAAAATCTTTTGGTAGTCAAACATGTACCCCCCTTCTTGAAAGCTCTTTAGCAACTAATTCAAGTCTTTTCGCATGTGTCTTCATTTCCTTTTTGTAAGCAACGCGCTTATCAAAGAATTTCTGAATAATCTTTGGAAACCAGCCCAAACGGGATTTATCAAACATCGCGCCGTTGGCCGTCATGGCATAGCCTAGGCGCTTGGCTTCGAGTAATTCGGGTATATCGGGCTTGCACGCCACAAGCTCGTCAATCAAGCCTTCCCGCATTTGGCTTGGATGGCGCAATGTTTCGGGGCTGATATTGTATTGCTTGATGACCATGGGGTACAACGAGGTCAAATCGAAGGCCACCACCCAACGGGATTTGCCCACTATCACATCATTCACAAATGCGCCGACAAACGGCTGTTTCTGCTTTTGCCGATTCGGCGGTATCTGTATCCCTGCCCGCTTCAGTTCGTTATAAACCACGCAATCCCAGTATTTGACCTCGCCAAATATGTGAGTTGGATTAACATGCCCCTGATAGGCCACGGTATAGACCAAATACAGGTATTTCAATTTTTCGTCTAACTCGTTAATCAAGGCCACGTCGCGGATGTTATACCTGACAAACATAGTGGGATTGCCCAAGTAAAACTCTTTCAGGGTATCGTATCCGCAATAATCCAGTTTGCCTTTGCCCAGCTCGTGCTGTGCTACCGTTTCAAGTTTGTAATCCGGCAGGGTGTCATAATTGAACTTCTTGTACAGGTCGTGATAGTCGAGTAGGTCTAACCCTGCAATTTCATAAATGCTGCCTTCGGGCTTGCCTTCAAATCGTGATACATCCCTGAAGGGGCTGCCATAGACATGCTTGTAGATGGGAGATAGCTTGTAAATGTCGTCTGGTACTATCTTCAAGCCGCGATTGATTAAGAATGGGAAGTCAAAGCGATTCGTGTTCCATCCGGATACAGCGTCAACACTTAGATATTGCCATAAGTTTAAGAATTTCTTAAACAATTCAACTTCATCCCTGCAGACGATTACTTCGCTGTAATCATCTTTCATGGTATCCAGTTCGGGGCGGTAGTCTAGCGTGGTAAACGTAATGCTGTTTGGACTACCTATCATGCGAACTGTGATGGAGTTTACCTGCTGCATCGCTTCTTGGGGCTTGGGAAAACCTTTGCCGATTTCCGTTTCAATATCGATATTGGCAATCCTGATATATTGCATATCAAAGGCAATCTCTTCTTCAGGGTAGGTATCGGCAATGAATTGAATATAGGCATCCTGCATGCCGTAGATGTCGAAGAGGTCGTTGTACTCCTTGACATATTCGCGCATCTCGCGGTTGCTATCGAATACCTTGCGCTTCAGGGCGTCGCCATATAAAGAAAAACTATCGGGTTCGTCAGTCTCCTTAGCTTTGATAAATAAATTGAATTGATGGGGTACAACTTCGATTTGCCTGTTTCCGTGCTTGTCAACAAATCGGTGCACTACCTTGTTTTTTTGGATACTCACATTCGTGTAGAATGGACTGCTCATGGATAAATACCTTTCGCAAATGTCGGATTTGATACAGGGCTTTGGCGTCGGCTTTGCCGTGGCCACTACCGTGTATCTGCTTATTGTATTTTACCGCGCCGCTGCTGGCAAGGATATGTCGGATTTGATTACATCGGATGCAGCGGGCAATAAGGTATCGCATACCAAATTTTGGTCTAACGTGGCCTATACGGTAACCACCATATCCCTACTCAAGATTAACTTTGACCCTGAACGCACTCATGTGCTGCCTGAACTTTGGCTGATTTACTTGGGCACAGTGGCAGGGCATGCTACGGCTGCCAAGTGGATTTCTACTCGGTTGGGCAATAAACAGCCTGATATACCTGAAGATGAAGAAACTGCTGAAGAAGAGCCTGAAGAAATCCCCGCTGAAGAAGCGGAAGCCGTTGAAGTTCAGCAATTGGCCGATACTGCTTCACAAACGCGAAGCCAGCGCGTTAAACGCCAGAGGTAGCCTAGGGTATTACCCTAATGCTTAATCGCAATCTGTGGCGATTGTGAAGCGACTGTGGCCTATACCTGTAAAAACATCCCTACCGCTTGGATAGGGATGTTTCTTTATCGGCGTTTATCGCGGGGCGATAATGGATTGCTGTGGGGCGACAATCTTGCTGAACATCTGCCGATATTGCTCGGCCACTTGCGGGATGGGCGTGTACTCCTTGAAACCGAACAGGCAGTCTTTGGCAGATACCGTGATACTGGTTTCTTCGGTCATATCCAGCAAAGGCACAAACATCACTTGATTCATGCTGCGATTAACCAATACGGGGTTGGCCAATTCGACTTCATTGTCAAGATTGCGGTTAATCACTTGGCCAATGATTGCGCCCTGCTGTGTCAGTAATAGGATTACATCATTCATCTTTGGCAGCCTCTTCAGCGGATTCTACTCGGGTTTCATAAGGCGTGATAGCCTTAGCGCTTCGTGCCTTGCTTTTAGCGGGCTGGTCTTCAGGCGTATCGGCTTCTAATGCCTTAGTGCCGGTGCTACCGAATCCGCCTTTGCGTCCGCCTTTAACGGGCTTGGCTTCTTCGCCCTCGGCAATTTCCAAGTCATCGCTTTCCATCTTGGCCAAGTAGGCTTGACACAAGCGTGTGCCGTGCGGGATGAACTGGCGCTGGCGCGTAGTGTTGAACAGGGTAATGCCGACTTCTTCGTGGTAATCGGCATCAATCACGCCCACGCAGTTAATCAGGGATAAGCCGTGTTTCAAGGCCAAACCACTTCGTGGTACAATCAATACGCCGTAACCTGTGGCAATATTGAACTTCAGGCCTGTAGGGATGCAGGCACGCCCGTTGGGTTCTAACCAAAAGCCCAGTTCACCCGTTTCAGGCAATACCTTGGTTTCCACGATAGTCTTGTGATTATCGTCAAACCATACGGGAACATAATCCCCGCTGTTGATACAGGCCGACAGGTCAAAGGCAAAGCTGTCTTGAGTAGCCTTCTTGGGCGCAATCGCATTGAGTTTGCATTTGGTGATAGTCCAAAGATGATTCATGATAATCCTCCGTCATAATTAAATTTACGAAATTCGTGATACTTGACCACGTTTACTTTATGGCTGTCGCGGAATTGCGGTGTGCCATATACGGTTGCCAATCCCCATCTATGGAGCAGATGAACAATGTTTTCCAAATACTGCTTTTCATCTTCATCAAGTTCGGGGATGGGTTGATTGCCCCGCTTCAGCGCTCTGAACTGCTTGGCATGGCATAGGTATTGCCGCTTGCCGACTATGTAACAATAACACATCCTATGCAGGGTATAGCCTTCCCCCTTGACAAACTTCATCAGGCCGATACGGCGCAGGGTTTCCCTAAGCGTAATCAGTTCGCGCTTGCTAAGGGGTTCGATTTCCCATAGTACAACATCTGTCATCGTCCAAACCCTCCCTGAAAGGCATAATCGCGCAAGGCGGGCAACCTATCCTGCAGCATGGGCAATACTTCCAATGCCCGCTCGGTATTGTAGCCGTAAACCTGCTTAATCAGCTTAATATCGTCATCTACCACGGGGCGCTTGTGCCATTTACCGTAACGGCGTGGATTCTTTGGCAACAAGTGATAATAGAAGCGATACGTCGCATCCTTGGGCAAATGATAACCGAACTTGTTGGCTTCATTGGCTGCAAATACCGTGTCCTTGGTATTTGAGTAAATGGCATTCAGCATATAATCGCTGCCGGATACTTCTTCAAGCGGTAGGATGCCTGTCTGCGCATTGATGTTCTTGGCAATATCAAAAGGCGATAGTGACATAATCTATCTCCTAGAGGTATTGCAAGTCTGCCATTAACTCGG